TATAAAGCATTGTACAATAGATCAGGCTGCTTGTACACCCCAATCCTTCATTTTCGAGAAGTTTTTATCCTTAAAGAACTCAATCTTATTCTTAAATTTGCCATCAAGGATTTCACCCTTATGACTAATGACAAATACGTTCGTATCATCATCAAGCGAATACAAGATCTTCATAAGATTCTCTACCCCGTCATGATCCAAGGAGGAGTCAAATGTCTCATCCAAGACCAGCAGATTGGTAGCAACAGAGTTCTTCATCTTAGCAATCATACGCCAAGTAAACAGAAGAGCAAGGTCAATACGCTGCTTTTCACCTTCGGAGAAACTATCGTAGGTAAACGCATCCCGGTGTCTGGACTTAATAGTTTCTTGGAAGCTCTCGTCCAGATTAAAGTGCACAAAGAAATCTAGGATCTGCAGATATTTATTCACCAGGTTATTGATAATAGGAATATACTGCTTAATTACTTTCGTCTTAATGCCTGTATCTTTCAGCATCTCTGCCATAACAGAATTGTACGAGAGTTCTTCATTCAGCTTTAAACGATCTTCCATGAAGCGATCTTTGTCAGCAACCATATCAGATAGTTCCGCGTTCGCTCGCGCGAGGTCGCCCGTGCGCGAGCCTAGCCGCACGATATCATCATTCAAAGACTGAATAGTTCCTTGCAGTCTTTTAATCGTCTGACTATTTGTATGAATAGAAGTCTGCTTCTCACGGATGATTTCTGCAGCGGTAGTAAACTTATCGATTGTGTCGGCTACGATTGCACCTTCTTCGTCTGCTTTACGAATAGCACTTTGTAGTTCTCTTGCCTTTGACTTTGCCGCATTCAGTTTGGTGTTTCGAACTTCCTCTGCAATACTTTGGGTACACGTAGGACAATGTAAGTTCTCTTCGTAGAATTTAGCATCACTTACAACATTCTTAACCTGGGTTGTGAACGTTGCTCTAAACTGCAACAGAGTTTGTTTACGATCGTGTGCACTATTCAGTGCTTCACTTACTTTCTCGTTTTCTTTTTCAATATAAGAAGATAGTTGTGTATTCTCAGCAAAAAGGTCAGAAATCTCTCCTTGTGCAGTTTCAATCTGTATTTTCTTAGAGTTAATCTCTTCCTGATTCATAGCCGTAATATCACGGATATATTTCTTTTGAGAATCAATCTGGTTCTTTTTCAGATCGAGCTGATAGCCAAGATCTTTTAACTTTTCTTTTAGGATAGAATTCTTTTCTTTAATTAGAGTATTCATCTTAGAAAAGACGTTAATATCCAGTAGGTCTTCGATCACCTCTCTCCGATGCTGCGCACTGAGCTGCATAAATGGGATAAAGGAAGAACTACCGAGAACAACAATCTGATGGAAAGACTTATGGGTTAGCTTCAAGATGTTTTGTTCAAGTACTCTCTGGTATTCCAGTGCTTTCGAATCCTGATTAATCATAGAACCATTCTTCCAAATCTCAAAGATCTGTGGCTTAAGACCACGTACGATCCTGAATTCAGATTTACCAACTGTGAATTCAATTTCTACAATACAGTTCTTATTGTTAATAGAATTGACCAACTGTGGCTTATTGATGTTTCTGTGGGGCTTACCAAACAATGCAAAAGACATGGCGTCAAGCATAGTTGATTTGCCTGCACCATTATGTCCAACGATCAGTGTCGATTTATATGCTGTTAGGTCAATCTCGGTAAAGTTATCGCCCGTTGACATAAAGTTACGCCAGCGAAGTTTTCGGAAGAAAATCATGCAATCTCCAATGCTTGCGCCTCAGCCAAAAGCCCGCGCATATTTAATTTCAATCGATCTTTATCTAGATCCGTATCAACAGCATCAACATAACTATCCAGTAGTTCAGTTGTATCTTCGACAGATACAGCTTCGTCTTCTACATTCTCGCCCATGAACTCGTTAAAGTTCTCGGCAATCTTCAAGTCATGTATCTTCTGTGATTGTATTCTATCAATAAATCGATCAAATGTAAATAGGTCAGATTTGTTTACCACTACAATCTTTACAAATTTTTGATCTAGCTTAGAGGTGTCATAGATCGAGTAATCTACCTTTGAGTCGTCATATACGATACGTTCGAAAAGAGTATGATGATTTACAATCTTAGTTAGCTCCCTGGTCTCTGTGTCGAGAACATGGAAGCCTTTCTCATCACCAGCATCTGACCAGAAGAATTCAAACTGTGTGCCGAGATAGTGGATATTATCCTTCTGGGAACCAACGTGGAAGTGTCCAGATAGAACCTTTTCAAATCGGGAGAAGATACTATGATTTAGTCCACCGTGTGATGCAACACCACGGAGAACGTCGAATCCAATCAGTTCCAAGTGTCCGGCAAGCCAGTCTGCTTTACAGGTATTAATAAATTCCATGGAACGATCGTAGTTTTCTTGGCAGATCCATGGGAGCAAAGCCAACTTAAATCCATCCAGGTCCAAGACATTTGGTTCCATATGGATAGTTACTTCACCCATGTAGTGGCCCAGTAGTTCTTTCAGTGAATTCAGTTCGTTAGTGTTTTTGTAAAACGTGTCATGGTTTCCAGGAATGACGTCCATGTGCATTCCGTACTCTCGCAGTTTTGCAAGAAAAGACTTCCGGTAACGATGAAGTGACTTAAAGTTAATAAACTTGCGATTATCAAAAACGTCACCAAGATGGATAATACGTTTGATGTTATTCTCCCGTAGATACGGGAAGAATACAGTAGAATAAAAAGTATCAGCATTATCTGCAAAAATATCAGAAGAATTCCGAATACCAGTGTGAGTATCATTTAAAATAGCCACCTTCATTGTAAAATATCCTTTGTGGGTTTCCAACCGAGTTTAGTTAGATATTCAATATCAGCAACTGTGACTTTTCGTTCATTTGGGGTTGGATCATAACGAATCTCACCTTCAAACCCAAACTTCTGAGCAAGAGATAGAACAGGGATTGCCCACCCGGTACCGATGTCCACCACAGGATCAATCTTACTATAATTTTTCATGATTGTAAATATCGCAGAGCATAAATCATTTACGTGGATGAAGTCTCTATAATGTTCGGCGTTAATATACTTCACTCGTCCTTGTTCAAGCATTCGGTAAAGCATATCTTCTCGGCCAGGCCAGACGGTATGGAATCTCATTCCTACAGATCGATTCAAAGCTTGGGCTTGTAATTCGTTCATCTTCTTGGTAGTTGCGTATGGGTTATTCCACCATTCTTTTGCATTTGAAGAAGAGGCATATAGAAACTTACACTTAGTTCCATTCACAAAGTTAACAGCGCATTCCATTCCGCCTACGTTGTTATCATAATATTTTTCTGGATCTTCAATTGATTTTCTAACCCCTGCAAATGCAGCAAGATGAATCAGATAATCATGAACATCATACTTATTCCAATTAGATTGTTTACAAGCATCGCCTTCAAAAGAAGTAACTGAATATCCTTTATCAATAAGATATGCCCTCAGATTGGATCCGATCATACCTTCTGCACCAGTTAAAAGTACTGTCTTCATCCGAAAATCTCTCCAAGGTCAGAATCACTAGAAGAAACCGTCTCCCGTTTTTTACGTTCTTTTTTCTTCTCTTCTTTTACAATTGAATCAAAATAAGTATCTTTTTCTTTCAATTGATCGATCTTACCTTTCAATTGGTCGACAAAAGCATGTGCAGCTGCAATCGATTCTTCGTCCGCGTTCGCGAGCGCGAACTCGTCAAATGGGCTTTGAGAGATAAATTTAATCTTAATATCCTGCTGCTTTTTTTCTTTTGCGATCCTACGAAGGAAAGCATACCAGCAGATCTGAGTAAAGTAAGCAAATCCGTTCGGTAATCCAGAACGTGTTGCTGCTTCAATATCATAGTTGTGGATAGCTTTTAAGCAGTTCTCGACAGCATCCATTACCATTTCATCACGGTAAGTGTATCGAATGAAGTTCACCTTATGGGATAATCCTTCAGCAATCTTTAGGAAAGATATAGCGATGTAGTTGGTAACCTTTGGTATTTCTTTGCCAGCTGCTTCAGCTTCTTTTACTGACTTAATATATTCAACAAGGGCTTGACTAAAGTCTCTATTATTTACATAGTGTGGTTTATCTTTTGGTTTCATTATATACTCCTAGCATATCTTACTGATTATAAATCAGAATCAAGGGTTTGTAAACAAAATATTTTTAATTTAGGGGATTTACAAATGTAAAAATATCGGTATAATAGAAGAGTGCTTCTGAGGAGGATAGAATACTAGTGCATCCTCGGTCGGAGAGAGACGATCTTATCTTTATCCGAGTCAGACATTTCCTCTAAAACCTCATCGAGAGAAGATTTAGGTATTTTTCTCATATTTTCTAAGTGGTTAATATATTGTGCTACAATAAAATCATGAGGATTAGCTATAGATGTAATATGATAAAAATTTAAACTAATCAACTGATCAGTTCTTTCCTGATATAACATAAAAGGTCTGAAAGTATAATAACGAGTACTACTCTGCCAATCCTCGGCCGAAATAATTAGAAAAGCATTTCGAATAATAACAGATTCGGGTGAATCTTCTGATTGGAAATCAGGCCAATCGATTACTTCACATATTAACTCTTCTCCGCCTTGAAGGCGCATCTGTTTATATTCTTTATTCATTTTAGGTCCACTTCATAAATTTTATATTCGAACTCTTGCTTTATATACATCTTCACTCTTTCCAGTGAGTGTTCTAAGGTGTAGTTCTTCCGACCTTTCCAATGTAGATCATCAGCAATATCAAAAAGCCGGGCGATTGATCCATCATCAGATTTTCTTAATCCTCTTCCGATTGATTGTAACACCCTAATCTGGGATTTACTCGGGGAGGCAAAGATAATGTTGTGGAGATTGCGGATGTTAATACCAGTAGAGAAAGTACCAAGTGACGCCACGATAATCGCATTTTTCTGGGTCTCTACGATCTTACGGATAGCTTCACGATCACTCGTGTCCGTATCGCCTGATACGAAAAACACTTTACGATTCTCATGAGCCTTATCCTTGATTAGGTCGTACAACGGCTTACCGTGCTTATCGACGAAGTTGAATAGTACTAAGGTATTTCCATTCAAGTCCAAAGCAAGATTGCTAATAAGCTTATTACGAGAATCATTTCGAACAATGTAGTCTAGTTCGGATTGGTAATCTTGTTTTCCCCAGTTTTTACGAACTTCTTCAGGATGTTTTAGTAATAGTATAGTGATATTTAACTTTGATAATGTGTCTTCATCCTGGAGCTTTTTTGTCGTGGTTACATTATATATCTTTCCAAAAAGTCCCTGGAGAACAAGCTCGTGAGTCTGCGAACCATCGAGTGTACCGGTTGTACCCCAGCGGTATTCAGCTTCTTTGCACTTATCCATAATGGTAGTCAGAGACTTAGATTTGAACCCGTGGCATTCATCACCAACGACAGCACCAAATTGTTCAAACCATTTCGGCGGTAGTTTATAGATTGACTGCCAAGTTGAAATGATGATGTCTTTGTCTGTGTCTTTATCTCGTCCTGAATAAATCCTGTGCGCAACATCTTCGACAGGCATGCCATAGTCGGCGAAGTCATTGTACATCTGTTCGACCAACGAAGTTGTTGGTACAATAATAAGGACTTTCCTGCCTTTCTGCCGTAGACTACAAAGGTATCTTTGGACCAGGGTATAGATAATAAGTGATTTTCCAGATCCCGTAGGGGAGATAAGCACCGCCCTTTTTCTATGAAGTCCTTCGCATACTGCATCGAACTGGTAATCTCTGATTCCAATTGGCTTACCCCTGGATTGTAATTCAAGTCCATCGACAAATTCTTTTATCTCTTCGGGATTAATATCATTATATGCATCCGGTCTTCCATAAAAGTTATTATGCTCTACTTCAATTTTATAATTACGAGGCTTTGCAAACTCAGCAAGGAATGGATATAGACCTACAGGTAATTCCATTGTATTGAGATTAAAGAGACGGATCTTTCCGTCCCAGACACGATTCTTATAAAGCGGCATAAACTTATAACCAGGAACAAAGAACGAAAAGAACTCGGTTAGTTCATTCGCTATTCCAAAGTCACATCCAATGTGCATTACAGAATTTC